CAGCATCTAGGCCATTGCCAGAGCCTTCATCTGATACTGTTAATACTCTATTGCCATTTGCAGTAACTGAACCGCCTAATGGATTTAAAGCAAGTGGATAGTAGGCACTAGGATAAGTTGTACTTTCATGCCTTGTTTGAATATACGAGCCGCCATTGGTTACGTTAGAGGTGTCAATGACAAGGCGCATATTGCCGCCTTCAATGGTTAGGCCTTGATTGTATGTTGCAGTTGTTGCATCAGGTGTTGAACCATTCCCGTCAATGACAATTCCATCGTTATGTGCAAAAGTGATATACCCTGTTGCAGTATCTGACGCATCAGAACGTAAAAACTGACTAGCTTCTATACCATCGACTGTGTCAGCATCTAGTCCAGAACCTGAACCGTCGTTGCCTGTATGCCAAACTGTATTTCCTTGTAAATAAGTATTAGCACTTCCTGCATTATTATATCGTAGTACGCCATCAACACTTCCTAAAAAAGCATCAGTTCCAAAACCTGCTAAATTATCAGTGCCAGTTCCTTCTGATAACTCAAGCCTCTCACCTAAGACGTGCACAGTATAATTTGATGAATGATCAATATGAATTTGAGGTGCTTCAGGAGAACCACCAATAATAAATTCAGGATGGTTTGAACTAGTTCCACTTTGATAAGCTACATTAACTTTCCAAGTGCCATTCTGGTTCCAATAAACGGCTGTTGCACTTTGATCAGTTCCTGTGGGATCAATATGAGCATGAAACCGATAAGCTCCTCCTGAAGGTAACGCATTACCATCATGATAAAGCAAATTTGCTGGACTGCTACTGTTTATAGTATAAGAACGTTTCCAAATATGATATTCATCCCCAATACTATAACCAGAGTCTGCAAAAGTTAAACGCCCACTTAAAGTATCATCTTGATCAGAACGTACAAATGAAGTTGAATCAACTCCATCAAGAGTGTCAGCGTCTAAGCCAGAACCTGTACCATCAACAGTCTTGATTGCTGTGAGTATTTCTGAAGCAGTTTGATCTGCGGTAGCATTGGACTCAATGCCATCAAGTTTAGTGCCGTCAGTAGCTACGTCTCGTCCATCGACTGTACCGGAGACAGTAACATTTCCTGCAACATCTAACGCATCTGAATAAACATTACTATACCGCTTGGATGATGTACCTAACGCATACGTGCTGTCTGTAGCAGGAGCGATGTTGGAGTAATGTTCATCGTCCTTAAATCGTGAGAGGTAATGCACCCCTCCTTCTGCATTATTCCCTGCGTTGTAATTGACAGCAAATAAAGTATGGATGCGAACGTAATTACTAGTAGTATTTTGATAATCGTCTAACGTAATTCTAATTTTTGTAACGCCATTATTATTATTATTAGCTACTTGTCTAGCAACAATGTGACTTGACTGATTTGTTAAATCACACTCAGTTTGATAAGCACCATTTCTAAATGTTTCAATTTTGACTGATTTTGCTCGCCAGTTAGGGTGTCCAAATACTATGCCTACCCAACAGGAATAAGTAAGCGCATGAGGTAACTCAAGCAAGATGACGTTTGGGTCACCATTGGCATTTTGATAAATATGTCTCGTTGAGGATGTACCGTCATAAGCATTATCCCCAAGCGTAGTCAAAGCGGTAGAGCCTTGATGCGATGTGACAATATTAGTAAGAGTTTCTGTGCCCCACTTGTTGAATCCTGCAAGATCGTTGATTAGGCGAACGTCAGTCTGTTCTCCAGACTCAGCGGCAGGGTTAGCAAAGAATCTTTCAAGCACTGTCCAACTAGCACTCGTTGTTGCCTGAGTACCAGTTAGGTCACCTGTCATTGTCCCGCCCGCCTTGGGCAGTGCGTTATCCGCTGTGGTTCCCTGCGCGGCAGTAGCGTAATCGGAGGAATCAAATGCTTTGACTTGAGCGAGGTTAGTTACCTCAGAGTCCATTAAGGCACCCGCCGCAGTTACATTGGTAGTATCAGTTACATCTGCGGAAGCCTCAATGCCATCAAGCTTTGTACCATCAGTAGCAAGATCGCGGCCATCGACTGTGCCAGAGACTGTTATGTTGCCTTGAACATCGACCCCGGTTGATTTCGTGGCAAGTTTTTCTGTACCGTAATGGTACAAGACAGCTTCACCATTACTGCCATCTGCTCTAAAGTAATCGGTTGCTCCACCACTGCCATCGTCAGTTAGAATTCTAACATCACTGTCGTCTTCAAAATTTGTTATTTGTAGTTGACCAGTAAAACCTTGTATTTGAGAAGCGGAACCATTGTGACGAAGTCTTAAATCACCACCAGATTTATCGCCAAGTTGAATCTCCGCATCATCGGGCAACTCAATGTGACCAGAAGCATTCTTAAACACCGCCTTATCAGCCGGTTGTGTACAGAACACAGACTTAGTGCCAGAGCCAAAGTTGACAGCGTTGTCACTATTAGATGATTGTAGGATTGTATCGCGGGAAAGAGTATCGGGGGATGCGTCAGTAACTGTACCGATGCCAACTTCAAAGTCCCCAGTATTTCCGTCCACGATTGCGTAGTAGGTAGTATTTGAATTACCTATACCCGCAACAAACGTCTGGAACCCAGTTTCTGCACCTGCAAGATTAACTGTGCCGGTCCCTGTTGTTGTCGTGGATTCTCTTACACGATCAGCAACTACAAGAGCCATTTATTAAGCCTCAGATATAGAAATAGAGTCAGCAGTGAAGCGTAGCGTATCACCAGCGGCAATTGTCTTAGCGGTAGTCAGTGCGCCATGGTATAGTAAATTACCAGAGGTTGATGCATCCCAAATACCGAAGTGTGTAACTTGTGTCCAAGAACTTCCGCTAGAGTTTGTAAATTCTTTTGCCGAAGTCGGTCCTGTTGCAGTCCCACTAGAGGCGGCGTTAAAATCAACAGCGATTCTGGCATAGCCTGTACCAGATGTGCTTAATTCTGCACCACTACCCGCATCTGTAGGATCAGCAGTGTGTAAAGCAAGATACTGATTGGTAGGCTGTGTAAACGCAGTTGTACCAAGAGCATGATCTAGCATCTTGTTCTCAAGGTAATTGGATTTACTCATATATATCTCCTAAAAGAATCAAGGGGCCGAAGCCCCCCGACTCAGTTTTATTAAGCGAGTTGATCTCGTGCTACTTCGTCAGCACCTTCAGCAACGCCGTCAAGGTCAACGACAATTGCGTACACGCGAAGCTTACCTACAGTTACGTCTGCAGAAGCCGCAATCAACTTGACATCAATTGTGTCAGTTGTTGAGACAAGCTGTGTAAACGTAGCCTGACTTGTAAGGTTTGCGCCACCGTTAGTGCCAGCGGCAAGGTATCCTGTAGAGGTAACGTCTCCACCATCAACAATGTCATCGCCTGCGGCAAAGTCAATGTCAACAGTTGGAGTAGTACCGTCAAACGCAGTCAATACTTCGGCACCAGCCGCAATAATGAAAGTGTTTGCAGGAATTTCTAACAGTTGGAAGATATCGCCGTTAGTGCAAGAGTAGCTAGAAATTTTAGAGATATCTAAAATCGCTTCTACCATGTATGCATGACGGCGGGCTTCAGGAAGCACTGCAATAGAATCAGCCGCTTCAGTCGATATGGTTGACCCAAGGGTCATGTCAAATGTTGCCATGTTTTAACCCTCCTTATGCGGCGTTGTATTTAGCAGTAACAATACCTTCTGGGCGAAGGATCTTGCGTCCATACAGATGCATACCACGAACGATGTCAGCAAAACTGTCAGGATCGCGATAAGTTTCTGTCTTGTTAATCTGCTGAGCAGTAGCAACAGCAGAAGAATGACCAGCAACAATAACACCATAGTTGGTATTCTGGTTGGCTGAGCCAGTAGTTGAGGCACCTGTACCTACAGAAGGCAGGTTGTTAGAAACATAGACACGGAAACCGTGCAGGTTGTTAACAACAAGACCATTCTGAATTCCTGCGCCACCAAAGTCACCGTTGAGGAGACGAGAATCTTCGTCCTTCAAAAGCTCAATGAACACAGGATCGACAACTAGCCAACGGCCATTTGTGTCAACTAACTGCTGATCTAACAGACGGCCCATACGAGCGATGACCATTAGAGGTGAAGCAGTTTCAGTTGGAAGTGCAGTTGCACCGGGTAAACGTGCCGCCAGTGGGATCGAATGATCACCAGCAGAGTTAGTTGTGATGTTACCGAAATCACTCTTCTTCAACTTCATAGAAGAAAGAAGCTCGTCAGAACCAGCAGTGCTTACTGCTTTTGTTCCATTGACCTGATCGTTTACTGTACCAGCTACACTGTTAAGTGCAGACTGCTTGTAACCTGACAGGTAACCAAGAACTTCTTGGTCATACTGATCACGCAGGCGATAACCGGCACGATCTGTAGCCATTTGCATGAAGTTGACATGAGAATGTGCTTCTTCAATGTCGTCAATCTTGAAAGCGAAGTAGTTTGCCTTGTCGATTGTCAGAGAGAAATCCTCGTCATCGATATCTTGTGGAGTAATAGTTGCACCACGAGCATACTCTTTGACTGTGATCTCAGGCTCTTTGATGATCTTGACTGAATCACCCATCTGGGCAATCTCACCAAAATAATCGTTGTTCGTAACATCTTCTACAACAGAAGACTTACGGAAAGCAAGTTGCACCTGCTTTGAATATATTACGGGGCTAAAGTTACCATTAGGTAGGTTACCGTAACCCGCCGCTGTTTTAAATGCCATGATAGACACTCCTTTATTGCGTAGGTTTAAGGTTTGTGTAACTCCGCCAGAGGCCATCTAACATCAGGGTGGCTTTTTCACCGGCCAAAGTGAATTGCGGCCTGAGTAGGTAGGGTATTCTGAGAAGGGCGAATAGACGCAACTATTACTTCCTATCTCTGGCCTGAGATATTCGGTAACAGTTTTGCCTATTCAAATGCGATGGGTGTCCCTAAAAGGGGGCCATCTGCTTGATATTATTGCGCATAGTTATATCCGCAAACATAAATTTGTCAAGTGTTTATCTAGCTGACCCGGACAAATCATAAACAAAATTTCCAGCACGAATTGCATCCGCAATTTTGTCCTGCTCTTTTTCATACTGCTCTGCTGTCATTTTAGCTACGTCAGACTCTTTGATGTAAGATTTAGATTCATCACTTTCTGGAGAGGATCTTTCTGACTTGGCATTTACAGCTTCTGCCGCACCTTTTACTTTACTAGATTTTTTACTCGCTTTGATACCTTTGTCAGCTTTGTACAAATCAATTGCACGGCCCGCTGATACTGCGTCTGTATCGTTGTCATACAGCGCATCTTGTACCCATTTAGGTTGTTCTTCAACCCAGCTATGAAACTCTTCAGTCTCTCTAATAGTTTCAAAGTCTGGATGTAATCGCATAAGTTCTGCTTCAGCTTTTTCACGTTTTGCCTCAAGCTTCATTTCATCAATTTGCTTAAATTTATTTTCAAACTCAGACGCTTGTTCATGCGCTTTTTTCATGGCAATTGTTTCTACAATTTGCGCAACGTCTGGATACTGTTCCATCCATGCTTCTAGTTCAGATTCTGACTTGGGATACTTAATTTCTTTTTTTGTAGATGCTTCTAGCTGTACGCGCAATTCGTCAATCTGTTCTTTTAACTCACTCTCAGTTTTCTGAGCGTGTCTACGCAAGTCGCCATATCTTTTCTTGAAGGTCTTTTCCTCTGCGCCCTCTGGCTCTGGGCCGTCGTCCTTTTCTTTAACTTCTTCTTGCGGTTCTTCTTTTGCCTTTAATAACTCTTCAAGTTCCGCTTCTTCTTCTTCAATGCGTTGCTTATTTGCGTTACGCTTAGCAAAGCCAGATGCGACTTTGACCTGTTCGACTTTTTCAGTCATTTCAGTTGTAGTTGTAGACATTAGTTTTTCCTTTGTCTGGGGCTAACGGTTGCCGAAGGGCGTTAGGTAGCCAGTTAAATGAAATCACTTTTTACGTGATGATTTCAATGCACGTTGTGTTTGTTTTGCTACGCCGCCTTTAGAAAATCCAAAATTTTCATCTTTGTCATATCCCTCATCGCGACCGCCATGAGGATCGTTGTCATCTTCCCTAGATGGGCCGTCACTATCTCTTGTGATGTCGCCACGATCAACAGCATCCGCAATTTCATCTAAAACTTCTTGTCGTTGCGCTTTTGCTTCTTCAGCGGTCATACCGAATTCTTTTTGATAATCTTTTTCTTCAGAGCCACCATATTTACGTTGTGCTTCTCTCTTTTCTTGGAATTTTTCATCTTCTATTGTTCCCTTCACAACAGAATCATAAAATTTTTCATCATCATATTTGCTAAGAGCGCCTTCAATGCCAGTATTTTTGAATGGATCAAGGTCTATATCATATTCTTCAGCTATCCGTTCAATAGCCGCTGT